TGATCGCATTTGGGTTAGATACCCTACCGATTGGGTACGGTCCGCCACTAACGTTGCTGTTGCCAAAAGTAAGGGTTACGGAAAACTACTGCTTCGCGTCGAAGACGTGGACAGTCACGGCGATGCGATAGCTCAGCGACGTGCCGCTGGCGTTCCATGCGACAAGCTGAAATCCTTTTGCCGAATGACTGTTCGTAATCATCGAAATGTTGTTGAACGACGGCACTTTGTTTTTAGCGTCGTTCATCAACTGCAATTCAACGGAGTATGAATCCCAGTTTGCCGCTTCGATCGGCAGTTTGATGTCTATTGACGTGTTCGTGTTCGGCTTGAAGATCATGGACGTGACGCAGTAGGCGTCATAGCCTCTAGGCCGCGCGACCACGACCCATTCACCAGACTGGAATACGGAAAGCTAGCGGATTGGGTATGTGACGGTTCCGGCGCACTGTTGGCTACTGCCTGTCGAACCGAAGTTAGCAATTCGGATGGCACCGTTCGCTTGAACAATCAACATTCGCGCGGTCTGACCGTTGGACACGCAGCACATGCCGTTGACTTCAACCGGAGGCCAATACTCTCGCGGCAGAACGTACTTGCACTGTTTCGCATCCCAACTGCCAGCACCAATCGTGCCGCGGAACCTCACGAATATCAACGTTCCGGTTTTGATGACGGTGAACCCTTCGCCGTCGTACAGGGTTACGGAAAGCTATGCGACCCCGATAATGAGCCGCTCCCATGCCCGCTGCAGACTTCTCAGCACGGACAAATCGGGGCGGAGATAGTAGCGAGCGGTTGTCTTGATGTCGCTGTGACCGAGTTGTCGTGCGACCACTGAGATATCGGCTCCCGCAGCGATTGCCAGAGTGCCGAAGGTGTGCCTGAGGTTCCTTGGCGGCACGCAGGGGAGTTTCATGCGTTGGCACCATGACGTGTAATGAGCTGCCACCTGGTTGGCGTTCAGATCGCCGACCAGCCTGCCGGTTCTGCCGTGGCGCAATTGCGCGAGCCGTTTGACTGCGAACCGTGGTAGTGCGACCGTCCGTCGGCTCTGGTCGGTCTTCGGGTCGGTGACCGTTTCATGTCCAGCGACCCATTGCACTGACCTTTTGACGGTCACGGTTCCCCGGCGTAAATCCAAGTCGGCCCATTCAATGCCGACGGACTCGCATCGGCGCAGTCCCGCGCAGACGGAGACCAATAACCAGGCTTCCAACGCGTGACCGTAGAAGCCTTTGAGCAGCCGTCTTACCTGTCTGGCGTCGAGCACGCGCGGCTCATACCGCCGCAGGTGCGGCAGTCTGATTTCACGACGTGTCACGTCATTGTCGGTGACTCCCTTGCGATAGGCGAGTCGGAGTATCGCCCGCAGCACGGCCCACGCCTTGCGCGCGGCGCCGGCCTGATTGAACGAGCCGAGCCACTCCTCGATGTCGTTCGCGGTGATCGACTCCATGTCGACGTCAGCCCATTTCGGCTGGATGTGGCAGCGGTAGGCCGACTCGTAGCCCACCCTCGTGCACTCGCGGAGCTTCCCGCAGGAGGGCCACCAGACCTCATTCACAAACGTTCCCAACAACATTTCAACCTCCAAAATCCCACACGTGGTTATCGCGGCTTCCAACGGTAGCCACGTGTGGGATTTTCCTTTCGGAAGGATTCCCAATGAGCCAGGAAACCATCGTCGCAATCGTTATCGCCATCATCGGCAGCGGAGGCAGCGGCGTGTTCGTCACCTGGATTCTGAGCAAGGTCGACCAACGTCACGATCCACTGCATGAGGGCGTCAGGGAACTGTTGTTCTGCAAACTCGAGGCTCTGCACCGTCAGATGGTCGATGCAGGTGGTGTTGCGAGCATTCCGTTGAAGCAAAGCGCGGAACGAATATATGCCGCTTACCACGGTCTGGGCGGCAATGGAACCGGAACCTCGATGATCCAAGACATACGTGACGCGCATATCGCGAACACAGATTGAAAGATTCAAAAGATTTCCACACCGTCCGTACAAGGCGGACGGTACGGACAAAGGAAAGGAGAGGAATTGAACATCCTCAACAAAGGCAAGCCGAAACACAAGCACATGAATCCACGCCGACAATGGCGCAAGCTACTGACCGCGCTCACGGTCGCCATATCCATGGCGGTCGCGCCGGCCGCGATGGCCGACATGAACGGGTACGACATCTCGAACTGGCAGTGCGGCATCGACACCGCGACCGTGCCGGCAGATTTCGTCATCGTCGGCACCACATGGGGATCCGGCGGCGTGTACGGTGGTTGCCTGTCCAACGGCGTCAACACCGACGCGAACCGACAACTCGCCGGAGCCATCGACAGCGGCAAGGAGACCGGCGTCTACCATTATGCGCGCGGAGGCAACCCGGAGACCGAAGCCCGGTTCTTCGTCGACAATGTGCGCGGATACGTGCACAAGAGCGTCCTGGTCCTCGACTGGGAGGCGCAGGACAACGCCGCCTGGGGCGACAAGCAGTGGCCACGCAGGTGGGCGCGCGAGGTCAAGCGACTGACGGGCGTGAACCCCATCATCTACACGATGGACTCCGGCTACTGGCAGGTCGCCGGCATGGAGACCGAGCTGAACTGCGGCATCTGGATCGCCCAGTACGCCACGAACATGGTCACCGGCTATCAGACCGCCCCGTGGAACCTCGGCGCGCGTGGCGAGGTGATGCGGCAGTACACGTCCAACGGCAGTCTCAACGGCTGGTCCGGACGACTCGACCTGAACAGGTTCCGTGGCGACCGCGCGGCATGGCGCAAGTACGCGAACCCCGACGACAAGGGCGCGGCGAATCTGCCGAGCGTCAAGCCGAAGCCCCAGCCAACGACCGCGCCGACGGTCGACCTGAACGCTTTGGCCACGCGCACCATCCGCGGCGACTTCGGCAATGATCCGGCCCGCAGGCAGGCGTTGGGTGGCAATTACGCGGCGGTCATGCAGATCGTCAACAGTCGCCTCGGCGGAGGTTCCGGCGGAACGGCCGCCACGGGTTCGCGTAGCGTCGTGGTCCGTTCCGGCGACACCATGTGCGCCATAGCCGAACGCACCGGCCTGAAGCCGGTGTCCGCCTGGCGTGTGCCGAGCGGTGACGTCAACAGGATTTATCCGGGGCAGATCGTCACCTATGGCGGCGCGTCCGTGTCCATCGCTTCGAGCGGGGTCGGAGGCCATGTGGTCCGTTCCGGCGAAAGCCTTTGGAGCATCTACGGATCCGGCTGGCAGTCGGCTGCCGCACGCAATGGCATCCGCAGCCCATACGTTATCTATCCCGGACAGTACCTGCGCTGAAACTCCCGTTTCCACGACTTTAAGCGTTGTGGAGACGGTTGCCGCAATGTTTAAGGAGGTGAAAAATGGATGAATCCAATAGTCCGAAATCCGATTACCTGCTGCCGGGCAGGGTATACGACATACTCAAGTGGCTCGCATTGATCGCCTTGCCGGCCATCGCATGGTTGGTTGGTGCGGTCGGCCCGCAATGGGGACTGCCGCATTGCGGCGAACTCGTTACGACCATCAACGCGATCGGCTTGTTCGTCGGCGCGCTCATCGGCGTAAGCCAGCTCACGTCTGTCAAGGCCGACGAGGACGGCCAGTGATTAATTTTCTGACGTGAGACTCGAACTCGCCCCTCTCTCAGCTTCTATGCTGAGGGAGGGGCCTTTTTCATTTTCCGATGGAAGGCTGCGCGGTTCGACCACATCGACACGATATCGACACGATGACAGTTGCGAACAGTTAATTTCAACAAAGCGAACCACTGCGTATCGTATTGTCAAAAACGTTGGAATTTCAACGTTCTTGAGAATGCTCACACCCGGCTACGCTCAGTCATGCCATGCCCGAATATAGCAGAATGTCGCAGGTTCAAATCCTGTCAGCCCGACCAAAACCGTTGGAAACAAAGGTGTTTCAGACGGTTTGAAAAATCCTTTCCCCGGTTTCCGGTACAAACACGACGATCGCGGGAATTCCTCGTGGCATTTTGTGATATTCGCATAGTTCTGTCCGCCTGGGTTTTCAAACGGAAATGGTATGGATGGCATTTGATTGTCGAGTTCGAGCAAGATACGGGTGCTGTATGGCGAGATTGAAGCGTTGTTTTCCTCGGGTTTTGGATACGATAAGCCCTATGAACGCATCTCAAGAGAATCTTTGGTCGGCGCCGTTTGCCGGCAAGCCGCTCGACGCCACCGTTGTGGTGCCGGGCAGCAAATCCCTGTCGAACCGTTATCTCATTCTTGCGGCTCTCGGGCATCGTCCTGTGCGATTGGTCGGTCTGTTGCGCTCGCGTGATACCGAGCTGATGATGGACGCACTGCGTTCGTTGGGAGTGTGCTGCGAAATCGATGAGCAGGTTGACACCACGGTTACGGTGGTGCCGCCGTCCGACGGCCGGTTCCACGGTGGTACGAAGGTGTTCTGCGGTCTTGCGGGAACGGTGATGCGCTTTGTGCCCGGTCTTGCCATGTTCGCGGACGGTCCTGTGGATTTCGACGGTGACGAGCAGGCGTATGCGCGTCCGATGAAGCCCGTGTTGGACGGTCTTGAACAGTTGGGGGCATGTATCGAATACCACGGCGAGGAAGGGCGCCTGCCATTTACAATCATTCCACCTCAAACGGTGAGCCAGTGCGCCGAGCCGAGCGTAGTCAGCATTGATTCTTCGGGATCCTCGCAGTTTATTTCGGGACTATTGCTCGTCGGCTCTCGAGTGCCAGGCGGTTTGGAACTGCATCACACGGGGGAGAAGACACCGAGTTTACCGCATATTCGCATGACCGTGGCCGATCTGCAAGGTTCCGGTGTGCGTGCCAACGCAGACGAACACGCCCGCGTGTGGACCGTGCAGCCGGGAGCCGTGCAGTTGCCCGAAACCGTGACGGTCGAGCCTGACCTGTCGAATGCCGCCCCGTTCCTTGGCGCAGCGCTCATCGCCGGAGGAACCGTGCGCGTGCCCCATTGGCCGGAATCCACCACCCAGCCGGGCGGCCTGCTTCCCGGATACTTGGAACATATGGGCGCTGAAATCAGCTTCCCCGTGATCGACGGCGTCCGGTACTGCGAAGTGACCGGCAGCAGCCATATCAACGGCTTT